CATGCCATCAAAATAGATGAGGATACTTTTATATGCGGATATTGCCAGGCGGTTCTTTTTGGGAAACCATTGGAGAATTGGCCACCCAAAATTACACGGCAGGAACTTCGGGAGATGAGGCGAAAGAGATGAGCAATACAAGGCGACGCTGGGAGTTCATATTGAAGTTTAGCATGTTTACTATTTTAGCGGAGATGCATGGAATACATTTTGTCCCCACATCGTTTTATCGAACTGCAAAGGAACAAGAAAAGCGATGGAACAAGAAAAGCGATTCAAAGCTGGCAAGTCACTTTGTGATGGTCGAAAAAAAATTTCAAAACATCAGCTTTGGCGGGCGATGGACATTGTAATTATAGACGAAGACAACAATCCGATTTGGGAAGGAATATTAGAATATGAAATTTTAGGCGACTTATGGAAAAAGTTAGGTGGAACTTGGGGCGGAGATTGGTATAAAGAGGGAAAAACAAAATTTTATGACTGCTATCACTTTGAATATTAAAAGAGGCGGGTCAATAGTGTTGAGAAAGGATAAGCCACAGGCGGGTGGTGGCCAACACTAAAGCAAATGAAATATTTTAGAAAATATTTCGAAACTCCAGAAATCAACCTTTATCCCATTGGTGACTTTCATTATGGAAGCCGCCAATGTGATGTAGAATTTATTCGAAAAACGATTAAAATTATTAAGAATGATCCGATTGGCTGGTGGGTAGGAATGGGCGATTTGATGGAAAATGCGATAATCGGGTCGAAGTCAGATGTTTATCTCCAACGCATTCCCCCGGAAGAACAAATCGAAGACCTTGTTGAACTACTGGAGCCAATAAAAGATAAAGCTCTTTTTCTCATAGCTGGAAACCATGAGCAGAGGACAATGCGAGTAGTTGGACTGATTCCCGAGCAAATCATTGCCAGCCGACTCATGATTCCTTACAAGGGTTATAGCTGTTATGCTGACCTGATTCTCAATTCTCATAGACCTAAATCATTCAAATGTTATTTTCATCACAATTACGGTGGAGGCTGGACAACCGGGGGGAAAGTAAATAAGGCAAATCAGTTGCGAAAAATAGTTCCCACGGCTGATGCTATTTTTTCAGGGCATTTTCATATTACATCCCGGATCCCCGTTCAATGGTTTGACACCGGGAAAAAAGGTGTTATAGAACATATTGGATATGACTATATCACCGGTTCAGCACTCCGATGGCATGATAGTTATGCTGAGGAAAAAGCGAAACCCCCAGCGGTGAATGAGTTTATCATGGTGAATTTCAAGGGAAGCACCACGGGGCGGGTAGACAACCGGGAGCAAAATTATTGTATTATTAAACCATGATCAATATGATAAAAAAGATAATAGACGAAATTTATGGCTAGTGGCTTACCTTTAGCTTTTTGGAGCTATCGTGAATACCATTTACCCATGGGTTTGGGGCTCAATCATTTAGAATGGTGACTGCTGAATAGCCTTATTGTTGATTAGTTCAATTGTTGTGGCTGTTCAGAGCTAGCCAGACACCATTCGGGTAAAGGTTGGGCCCCACGTATTTAACCCAAAAAGATTTCTTCAACTCAGATGATTAAATTCCGCAAAATGATTTAAAACATGAATAGATTTGCTGAAATCCTGACTGCCATAAGCAAAGTGCTGCGGTCAGGATTGTTGTTGATTCTGGTGATAGCTCTAATATGGATGGTTATAAATATTCAGAAGTGCAATAAAAAACGCTCATATGAGCAATACAATGCACAAAAAGTCGAACTTATTGGCAGTCATACTGCACAAAAAGTTGAGAAGAAAACTTACAGGCCACCGGTAATCAAGACTCCGATTACGCCCGACAAGCCACCCGTAGAAAAGAAGAAATTGCCTGTTCATCCTAAGCTGGTAAAGAGAACGGTTGAAATAAAAACTGAAACACCAGAAGGCCAGGAAATAAAAACAACGCTCGTGGTAGACAAAAAAGATAATTTTTATGCGATAGCTGATAACAAAACTGAGATTTCTGTTACTGAATGGAAACCGCCGATTGCCAGCTTTGATTTTAAATTTGGCTATTCACTGGTTTACAGCAATAGGATTTATCATTGTCTTTCGCTGGATTATTTCCGTATATGGCGGTTTTATTTTGGTTCTGAAGTGGGGGTTGGAATACAGGAAAAATCAATTTCCGATTACCTAGTCGGATTGAGCTTAAAATTTAAATGGTGGGAGCTCTCCAGCTCGAAAGTTTCATTTCGATTCAGTCTTGTTGGGGGGTATAATTTTATAGAGTCTTCGCCATATGTGGGACTGAATCTGAAATTTTAAGAGAATAGTATTCCCACAGTTAACGCAAAAATTAACGCAAAAGTAAACACAAGTATTCACGGGGGAAACCGAGATGAATGGAGATAAATACAAATACAAAGAGCTAATCGAGCAAATCAAGTCAGCTAGGACAATAAAAGAGAAGGTCGAAACTCTAGCCACAATGGTATTTATGATGGCGACGAACGATTTGCACTGTCTTGAAAAGAGGCAATTGGATTTGGAAAGTAGAATCAAGAAGCTATATAAAATCTTGATAGCAATTGTAGTTTTATTGATTATTTCAAACCCAGATATAAGAGACATGGCTTCAAAGCTATTGATGTTGTTGTTTTAAAAAAAAGGGGGGCTGAATGTTTTTTAGACTATTTGCATTCGTTCTTTTCTTTATCTGGTCATCGGGGCGATTGCATGTATCCCGATGGCGATTGCAGCCTATTTAAAATCTATTCCAATAACATGGAAAAGATTAGGTTCTGAACTAAAAAAAGAGAATGGAGATTAAAAAAGTTCCTATTTCACAAGTTGAGCCGTGGGAGAAAAATCCCAGGAATATTAGAACAAAAGACTTTGAACGACTCAAGAAACAAATATTGGAGCTAGGCGTTTACAAGCCACTGATTTGTTATGAGGAAAACGGAAAATATATCACTCTGGGTGGGAATATGCGTCTTTTAGCTCTCCGGGAGCTTGGAATTCCAGAGGTGGAGATTTCAATCGTTTATCCCAAATCTGAGGCAGAGAAAATCAAATATAGTCTTTCAGATAACGATAGGGCTGGGGAATATGATGAGCAGGCATTGGCAGAATTAGTTTATCCACATATTGAAGAAATTAACCTTGAGGACTTTAAGGTGGATTTAGGGGAGGCGATAGATTTGAAGGGAATTGTAGAATCATTTGGGCCTGATTTGGATTTGATAGAAAGTGAAAATTTATCACCATCTTTGGTAAGTCATCAATATGGTGGAAAATCTACTCCATTCAGACTGGGAAAAATATTGGCATTTGTGACAGATCTTCGAGTATGTAAGGAAGCGCGAAAACTTGAAGATGAGCTTTTGGGAGAGAAGATAGACCAGAAAGAAATAAACACAAAAATGACGGAAATTCTGAAAAAAGCCTTTGAATTGGAATGAAAATTAGTATATTAGTCCCTGGTCAGAGAAAAGGGGAGAGTTTATATATTACAAAATTGCTGGAAAAATTGGTGAGTTTTTATGGGCATGAATTGACAAGTCCAGAAGAAAGTGAACTAATCGGAGTAAGTCTTACTCATTGGGGGGAGTTGAAGGGACTAAAAAAAACAAGGGAAACATTTCCCTCCAAAAAAATTGTAGTTGGAGGGCATCTTTCACACTCCCCGCTTCCCCTGCTACGATGGGCTGATTTTGTGAATCTTGGTCATGGATTTCAGTTTTTCAAAGAATGCAGGAGTATAGATGATATTTGGGAAAAGGAATATATAATCCATTCCCAGAAGAAAAATGGGAAATTTTCTCAATACATAGATTGGAAAATAGTCCCGGCTGTTCAAATTCAAAAAAACTCATATTCATACTGGTGGAGCGTTGGCTGTAGATACAAATGTAAGTTTTGCCTCACGTCCTGGATTAACAAATACCAGATAAATCCACAGAAACGGATACCCGAAAGAATACGAAAAGCAATTGGAAAATCAAAACAACTTTATCTGATAACAAATGATTTTTCCGACTCTTGTACAAAAAGAACAACAACAAATGCCCTGCTGAGGGATTTCCTGAAAAATCCAAGGAAATTTGAAAAGATCCGCTACATACGAGTGGGGGTAGAGTTTGTCTCGGAAAAATTGAGGAACAAATTGGCAAAACCGATGACAGATGAGGAGATAAGAGAATTTGTTATTCAGACAAAGAAATGCCGAAAAAGAGCAAATATTTTTTTGATAGCAGGACTAAATTCCTATGAAGAATTCGAAGAATTTGGAGAAAAAGTATTAAACGATGAAATATATGAATTCCGACCACGGTTGGGGTTTATAGTGAATTATCTTTCACCGCAACTGAATACACCGCTGGAACAAATTGATTTGACAAAACTAAAGGAAGTTGACCTGGATACAGTGAGATATAAATGGAAACTGAAAAATGGTCGGGTTGTAGTATTTCATTCTGATTCCCTTAGAATTTTCAATGCCTTAAAGGATGCGATTTGCGAACGGTCAGATGAAAATCAAATTGAAAAGGTGTTGGCCTTGAGAAAAAGGAGGTTCAAAACAACGGAAGAATTCTGGGAAGAAGTAGAAAAAATGGGGTTGATGTCATTGGCAAAAGGGAATTTTTTAAAAATTAAACTTGAACTTCCCTATAAATATTCTCCTGTTTCACTGGAAGAAATATGGGAAAATTAGAAAAATGAGCAGGACAGGCAGACCATCAAAATATGACCCGGAAAGACATCCGGAAGAAACCAGAAAACTAGCCACCCTAGGTGTAAATGAAGAGGATATCGCCTGGTATTTTGGAGTCCACCCAAATACTTTTGCCAATTGGAAGAAACAGCATGAAGAATTACTGTTAGCATTAAAAGAAGGACAGGCACACAAAAAAATCAGCCTCATGAAAGCAATGTATGAAAATGCGGTAAAGAAGCACAATGCCTCAGTTCAAATTTTCCTTGCTAAGAATTGGCTGGGTATGAGTGACAAACAGGAAGTCCAGCAGACTACCGAGTTTAAACCGCTGAAAGTCATTATTTCAAAAGAAACGGACGCCAATGGAAAATAATGCCTCGAGGAGTATCAGAAATAAGGCTTCATCCATTCCAGGTGAGAGCCTGGGAGAGCAAGAAGCGATTTATAGCTTTTTGTTCTGGCGTCCAGGGAGGAAAGACTACTTTTGGTTCTATCTGGATATTGAATGAAGCACAAGAGCGGGGACCGGGAGAATACATTATCCTTTCCCCTACTTACAAAATTTTGAAACAAAGCACGTTGACCAAATTTTTTGAAATAGTGCCGAAAGGATATGGGATTTACAATAAGGCCGATTCGACATTCGAAACGATAGATGGCCGGATGTTCTTTTTGCGGTCGGCGGAGAAACCCGAGTCAATCGAAGGCATCACGGCCAAAGCCATCTGGGCTGACGAGGCATCATTGATGAAGCCAAATGCCTGGCTGATTATGCAGGGCCGGGTAAGTGCCACGAGGGGCAGGATTCTCCTAACATTTACTCCGGTGGCTCTGAATTGGATTTATCACGAGCTTTACAAACGCTGGAAAGACGGTGATCCTGACTATGAATTTATCCAGTTTCGAAATGTTGACAACCCCTATTTTCCGAAAGAAGAATACGAGAGGGCAAAACGAACGCTATCCGAGATTCAATTCAAGCTGAGGTATGAGGGAATATTTACCAAGGCGGAAGGGCTGATTTATCCCGACTTTGGCCCGCAACATATTATAGACGATTTCACCCCGCCTGATGACTGGTTAAAAGTTGGTGGGATTGATTTTGGTTACAACAATCCATTTGTGGCGCTCAAGGGAGCACTCAGTCCCGATGATGTTTTGATTGTATATGATGAGCATTACAAGGAGAGAGAGCTTCTTCAGGGCCACGCTAAAAAACTGGACCCTGAGATAACTTATTTTGCCGACCCTTCCGGGAAACGGGAAATTGAGGAGCTTCTGGCAATGGGATTTGATGTTCAGTCGGCTGATAACGATGTGAATATCGGGATAAACAAGGTCAATGAACGCATCAAGACGGGTCGGCTAAAAGTTTGTCGGCGATGCCGAAACCTGATTGATGAATTTGAAACTTATCGGTGGGAAGAGGAAAAAGATAAACCAGTAAAGCTGAACGACCATTGTCAGGATGGCTTACGCTACATGGTTATGGGGCTTGAGGAAATGAAGGCTGGCCTCAGGGATGAATTGATTGTTTTGCCCTGACGGTGTTCACGGAACATGAACGGATTGCTCATTTTGGATGAACACATGAAGTCACGAGTTGTGATTTCAAATTGCGAAATATCAGTGATGGCGCTAGAATCCCTTCGTTTTCCTAGCTGAGACAACGCAGGAGAAGGTTTTGTGGATAATTTAAGGGTCGGAGTGCGGGAACATCAAGTTCGTCGCTCTACGGCGCTCTCAGAGTGTTTTTTTGAAAATAAAAATAGAGCTGGAGTTTTGCGAATGAATGCAATCGAAAAGATTATATATAACCTCGGACGACTCCGGGGATTTTTTCAAAAAGGGGTTGATGTTCCGCTGGGAACTGATACATCTTTGGGGTGAGGGACTTCTTCAGTCCAGAAAACCCCAAACACCAGAAGAGTATCTGAGTTATTTCACAAGCTGGGTTTATATTTGTGCAACGCTGAATGCTACCACGCTGGCCTCTATTCCCCTCCGGCTATATGTGGCAAAAGAAAAACGAGGCAGGAAATACCTGTTGATTCAAACCAAAAAAATTGATAATGCTCGACTCAAATTTCTTTCGAGCAACAATAGTCTCCACAAATATCTGAGAAAAGCCAAAGAAGTTGAAGAAGTCACCGACCCTTGACCTAATGACCAACGTTAATCCTTTCATCAATGCTCGGGATTTGTGGGAGATTACCTCGCTTTTTCTCGACCTAACTGGAGATGCCTATTGGTATTTGGTGAAAACAAATATTGCCGGGCAGGAAGTGCCGACTCAAATCTGGCCGATCCCCAGCCAGTACATAAAGCCTATTCCCGGTGAATCGCTGAAAGACTTCATCAAAGGATATATTTACCGCCGGGGGAACCGAGAAGTGGAGTTAAGCCGTGATGAAGTTATTCGCTTCACCTATCCGAATCCCAAAAACCAATTTCGGGGATTCTCCTGTGTTCAGGGGATAGCTGATGCCGTTTATGTGAACATGAAGATGTATGAGTTTGAAGAAGCTCTGTTCGAGAAAAAGGCTCGAGTAGGTGGAGTAATTGAGCAGACTGAGCGGGTATCCGAACCGGCGCTTGAGCGATTTAAAAAGAGCTGGGAGCAAAAATATTCAGGTGCTGTCAATGCGGGAAAGACTGTTATCTTGCCGCATGGGATGAAATTCAATCGAGACACCATGACACCGGAAGAGCTATCGTTCATTGAAGGCCGCAAGCTAATGCGGGAGGAAATCGCC